TCTGTTGGTCTACTTCCTATAGTATTTTTAGGTTTTTTTTTAGGTTCTATAACTTTTATTTTAGTAGGGTCTACCTTAGGACGTCCTACCTTCTCCTTAGGTCTTACCTCGTCCTCTTTCTTCATGACTTTAGGTTTAGGTTTAGTAGCAGGTTTAGGTGCTGGTTTCTTTTTCTGTGCTTCTTTTTGTTTAGTCTTAAACTCCTGAACTGCTTCCTTCTTCGCTATCTTAATCTCTTTCTTCTTCTCTTCTTCCTGTAACTTCTCCTGTACCTTCTTCTTCTCTGCACGTTGCTTTTTTACTTCTTCAGATACAGGTTTAGGTTTAGTAAGTTCCTCAGCTTGTTTTAAGGTAATCTGTTTACCTCTTTGCTGTTGAGGTTCTATTTTCTTTTTAGCATGATTAACTTTATATTTTTTATCTTCGATTAATTTAATTAATCCATTCCTATCAGTACCTTTCGGTATAGTAATTTTACTTAAAATATTGTGCGCCCTAATTAGTTTACGTAATTCAGGGGCGGTCAGTTCTCCTGCTGGTGTATTCGGCGCCATTAGTTTATATTATATAAAATAAAATATTATATAATATATAATGATTAATAAAAGTTTCAGTAAGGGTGACATGCTTGATATTATTCGAGAGTTTAATTTAGATATACCTAATTGTAATAACATGGATAAAATTAAATTAAGTATAATATTATGGTCTCATATAAATAACTTAAAAGAATTACAATCTGATACCGAAATCTATAATATTAAAAATAAAGAAGAATTAATTAATTATTTATCTAATCAGAACCCCGATAAAATATTATCTGTAAAAGAGAAAAATAAATTAATGACATTCTGTAAAGAGGTTATAGTATATTGTAATAATGGATATAATATAGAATACTCTTCATTTAATAGCGTAGAAGAGATACATATTCCATGTCGCGATATTGCATTACACGGTGATATACCTTCTGTACGTAGAGCCATTCGATTATTAAATAATGACCCTAAATTAAAAGAGAAAATAGAACCGATTATCTCTAATAAAATGAAAAAAACTTTAGAATTAAAGAAGAAACATAAGGTTAAAAGATATTACGGGCTTATAAGTAAGACAGGGTCTTTTATTGTCTCGTTTGATTAACTCCTAAGAACTCCTCACAGTCTTCAGGTAAAAATGTATTACTATTAATATCTTCAGTAATTTTTTCTAAATATTTAATATTTACGTATACCTGCTTTATCATACCTTTCTCTTTATGATAAAAGTCTCTAACATTATACTCATTCTCTCTGTAACTCCATACATACAATCCATTAGTAAATAAAAAATAAAACTTCCATTTACGAGGGTCTTTCTTATTTATGAGATACTCTAATTTATTGTATCCGAAAAAGGTCTCGTCATATTTATCATAACTATTATATCTACTTTTTAATTCAGCTATAATTTCAGTATTTCTAAAATCAACCTGTTTTTTATTATTTCGATATAAGTTAAAATTATCCGTCTTATATACGTGTTTATTTAAAAAGTAAACTACTAATTTCTCATTCTTCGCGCCATTTTTTAAATCTTTAATTAATTCATAACCCATTTTTACTATTACATAGATTTTTTTTAAGTATTTTAAACTTAATGATAGATTATTCTTCTTTTTCTTCTTCTTGTTCCTTTTTAATATAAACACTCTGAGCCACACCTGTCGAATGACCCATTATTTTAGCGTCAGCCTCCATTTCTTCCTTTACTTTACCATACTTAGAACTTAAATAAATCTTTCTTAACATGGTGGTACTGATTGACTTTCCCATTCTCTTTTTAGTTTCTTTTAAAAGTAATTGACTTAATGCATTACGAGATAATGGTTTACCTGTTGAACTCTTAAATAATACACCCATACCATTAATACGAATATATAGTCTTAATAGTTTCTCTAAATCTTTCGGTATATCTATATCTAACTCTTTATATTTCGCGGACGTTTTATAATTATTCAATACCATAAACATACTATTTTTATTAATAACTAAATAGTTCTTTTCTTTTTTATCTTCTTCCGATAGTTTATTATATACTCTCTTATTTATTGCTTCCATTCCTGCGAGGTCATTCCTCATAGGTAATCTGGTGTAAATATTAAATAAAATATATGATTGTAATAGTGATTTATCTTTAGCTGTTAAATCCTCTTTCTTCTTAATCTTTCTATTTTTTATTTCATTACCCATGTCTTCAATCATTTTATTTACTTCTGAAATGTCTACGAAATTATTTTTTTGTTTATCACTAATAACACCTGTAGCCTGTTCGTCTTCATACTTCTTATTTAATTCGTCTCTTAATTCGATATACTCCTCTATAAGAGGGTCGTCTTTCTTTTCTTTTACAGCCATTAAATAAACTATAATAGCATTAAAATAGTTACGTTGAGTAGTATAGTGTAATTCTCCTATTTTTTCTTTTACATTATCAGACTTATTTAAAAACTTAAAATCACTTGTATCCATTAGTTTCTGAAGTTTTAACAGGTTAGAACTATACATTTTAATAGTACTATCTTTAGCATTCGGACGAGATTTCTTTAATGTTTCGATTAGATTATCTTTATCGCTCATTATATATTTTAGTATATAATAAGATTAAAATAAAAAGAATAAAAAAATAAAAAAAGTCTGTAAAGTCTATAAAAATAAGTTTTAATAAAATGTTATTTTTAATATGAATAATTAAACTCTTCATATTTCCTATTTTTCTAATTACTTTTATTTACTTTATTTTTACAGACTTTACAGACTTTATGAAAAATATAGACTTTATAATAATTTATTATTTAAGAGAACATGACGTCTACCTTCCCGTCTACGATAGTCATAATCTTCTCTACCATAATCCAGCACCGAGATACGTATGGTTTCTCTGCGTCTATCATGGTTTCTAATTTAGAATGAAGTTCTAAACCACGACTATCTACTCTCATGTTATCATTAAAGCGGTATGCTGTATAGAACTGCTGTCCTAAAAGTTGGTCTTGGTGTGTTCCTCCTATTGCATGACCTTCGAACTTATTGTCGGCGATAGAGTATCCCTGTCTATTGTAGAGAGACCTACAGATATGAGGAGGACCACCTTGAGCGTCCATAAGCCCGTGAAAGTGTAGAGCAGAGTTAGACCTATCAATAGGATAGAGAAACCTATCATTTTTCTTAAAGTTGGCTGTTAGTTTACCATATACACCTTTACCCGAACTCTCTGGCGCGATAGACCTGTAATCACAGAGAACCGACTTAATAGGTCCCGAGGCGTTAATTAGTTCAGACGTAACACTTACTACTGCACTTCTAACTACACGCCCAGCACCTCCTACATTTCTAATCTGATTTTGCCAGTCTGAAGCAGTAGCGAGGGTAGTCTTCGTAAGTCGTGGTTCTTTAAAGGTGTATGAATATCCTTTTTCACCCTTCATGTATGCGTCCATTTCTTCAACGTCTAAAAATGTGTAATCAGCGATAAGACGTGTTTCAGAGGTCTTGATTGTAAATGCTTTAGTAAGGTCACCACCCGAGGCGATACTTACTCTCTTTTTATTTTCCGAAAAAGTAATTTCGATATCAACGTCTTCCATAATTTTAAAGAGCGGTAATTCTTGACCCTTGAGACACGGTATAAGGTCGTCTAATCTTACAGAAAAAACTGGTTCATTATTAAGCTTCATAAAATCATGAACTAAATGATTAGTAGACGTCGCGAGTGTTGTATCTACTACCTTCTCTTTACCATTATCTAAAGTAATATGAGTACTCTCGTTCGGTTGGTTGTCTGTATAAGCTGAAGTCATAGATAGCGCTCTACCCGATAAAAACTGCTCTCTCTCCTTGATAACAGATTGGTCCATGAAAGCACTCTCGAATGCGTGGAGGTGTCCCCAGTCTTGAACCTCACAGATAGTCTTACCGCCTGACTTAAAGGCGACGCGAGAGATTAGCGCTCCTACACCTACAGAGAGAGGGTAAAAGCTTTCAGTTGAAGGACTATTTACGCAGAAAGTAATACGTGAACCTGCATTTAGTATGCCCTTGTTAGATAACCGTAGGCGACAGAACGTATCCGAGTGAAAAACGGGCTCGAGTACCTCTGTGTCGATACGTGACGTAGGGTCTGTAATAACTGGACCAGCCTTAAGAAAATCAGGTTTAGTGTATTGAGACAATAATATTTATAACTTAAAAAAT